CGAAGGAAGTGGCGCATAGCGAGATCATAGCTAAACCAGTAGAAACAACCTACGAGGTAATCGAAAGTGCCGATTAAGAAATCAGTAGACGAATGGCTTAATGATATTAATTACGAGGATGATCCTGCGTATGTTCCAAGTGAGTTCGCCCTGGAATTTATATCATTTGTTAAGTTAGTTAATGGTGAGAGAGGAGAAGAAAACAAGACTCCTGTAATTCACTACCAAATGCTTGATAAAATAGCGGGAAAGAACCAGAATACTGCTAATATGTGTGCGCGGGGACTAGCTAAGACGACTATCTTTGCTGAGTACCTATTCTTATATCTGGCTGTATATGGGTCAATTCCAGGGTTTGGGACAGTAGATTACGCTTTATATCTTTCAGATAGTATTGAGAACGGTGTAAAGAAAATGCGGCTTCGTATAGAAAGACGCTGTGAAAATAGTGAATTTTTAAAAAAATACATAAAGGAAACTAGATTCACGGATATTAGATGGTACTTTAAAAATGCTGAAGGTAAGGAATTTGTTGTTACTGGTCATGGTGCGAAGACCGGCGTTCGTGGTACAGTTGAATTGAATACGAGACCGCACCTTGCCGTACTCGATGATCTACTAGGTGATGAAGATGCTAGATCTGCAACGATTATTGAAAATGTGGAAAATACTGTCTATTCGGCAATTGATTACGCATTACATCCCAATAAGAGGAAAGTTATTTGGTCTGGGACTCCGTTTAATGCTAAGGACCCTTTATACAAGGCAATTGAATCGGGCGTCTGGTACGTTAATGTATATCCGGTTTGTGAGACATTTCCGTGCTCGCGTGAAGAGTTTAAAGGCGCTTGGGAGGATCGATTTAGTTATGATTACGTAAATAATCAATATCTTAAAGCAAAAGGCGCTGGGCAATTAGACTCATTCAATCAGGAGTTAATGCTACGGATTACTTCAGAAGAAGACAGGTTAATCCAGGATTCAGATTTAATTTGGTATAAACGAAGTACATTGCTTAAAAACAAAGGCGCCTATAATTTTTATGTCACTACTGATTTTGCAACCAGCGACAGGGAACATGCTGATTTTAGTGTAATTAACGTATGGGCGTATAATAATAATGGCGATTGGCTCTGGGTAGATGGGTATTGTAAACGGGCCCTTATGAATGACACTATTGATGCGCTGTTTCGTTTAGTTCAGGAATATAGTCCTCAAGAAGTAGGAATTGAAACAACAGGTCAACAAGGGGGTTTTATTAGTTGGATTCAAAATGAGATGGGTCAACGTAATATTTATTTTACTTTGTCTAAGGGGAAAAATAGTAATACAATAGGAATCAGACCTACTAAAGATAAGATGAGTAGGTTTCAGCAGAATGCTGTTCCATTATTTAAAGCTAAAAAAATCTGGTTACCGGAGGAATTAAAAGATAGTGAGGAACTTGTAGAGTTGCTTTTTGAGATATCTTTAGCTACTCTAAAGGGGTTTAAAAGTAAACATGACGATCACATAGATACGATCACAATGTTAGCAGAATTAAATTCATGGAAACCAAGTGAGGTAGCTACGCAAATAGATGATGAAGAAGAACTGAGGGATTCGATTATGTGGGGTGATGAAGGGACTACTAAAAAAGTAGGAGATAGTTCCTACTTTGTTTAACTCATACGTTAACCCAAAAAGAGCTACTCCTCCTGGGTTAATGTGTGCCTCCCTGGGTAGGTGAGGGCTGTTGGGCCCTTGCCTATCCACCTTTTTAGAGGATGATATGAAAGTTTCTGAATATATTGATTACTTAGCTACCGGAGAATGCAGTAAGCTTGCTATTTCCAGTGTTGGAGATATGTCTTCCAACCCGGATCCAGTTCCAAGTGCAGTGCAAACAGTTAATCAAAATAAATTTATTAATTATGTAAATTTAGCTAACTTAGCTTTACATAAAAGATTTCATTTACTGGTAAAAACGTATGAAATGGATAATCCATTAGACGGAGAAGAATTTACTTTACCTTCGAATTTTCTTGTTCCTATTCATGCATATTACGCTTCAGATTACGTACAAGTACCTATTAAAGATGATTCGGTAAAATTAGTATCTGATGTAGATCAACATGTATCTATTCTTATACCTGAACCGTTTAAAGCAGTTATTAAAGGTACCGATGCAGAAACACCAAAGCGTACTCAAATTCTCTTAAAATATGCAGCAGCACCTACAAAAGCTAAAACAACTTATGCAGATTTAAAGATTAATGAAGTATACACAGAAGCATTGTTAAATTATTCAGCATATAAAGCACACGGCGCTATTAGTGGAGATATGAAAGACGAAAATAATACTTATTATCTTCGTTATGAAGCCAGTTGCAAACAACTTATTAATTCTGGCATGTGGGGAAATAATGACATTGAAATTAACACTAAATTAGAGGATAACGGATTTGTATAATTAATTTGACATTATAAAATATTCCCGTATTCTATACCTGCAAACATTGCCAATGCTGAGAACAACCTCCTTAGGAGTTAATAATGGCATACTATGACACGATTAATCTCGTGGCTAATGATACAAAGCCAGAGATCAACTTAACATTAAAAGATAACACTACCGCCGCAGCTGGTCTAACTCTAGACCCTGATGACTCAGCTACATGGGCCATCATTGATATTACTGATCCCACAATTACAGTAAAATTCCGTGCTTTAGGCACTACAACTGTCCTAGATACGATGACTTGCATAAAAGTAGCTCCGTATACAAACGGAGCATGCTATATGCCGTGGGGTGCTACGACTTTGGATGTTTCAGCTGGTACTTATGAAGGTGAAATTTCATTAGAATACACTAGCGGGGGTATTTTAACTCTTTTTGATAGGCTTAAATTCAAAGTAAGGGCTGACTTCTAATGAGTTCTAAAATTTCTGCAGATGTTAGTTATATTAATGCTGATGTAGAGATCGTACTAGATTACGATAGTAAAAATAGAGAATTTTATTTTTCAGTTCCTTTAGCTGATTCGCATGAATTTGCAATAGTAAAACCAGCATTAAGTGACGTCTTTGCACTACTGGATGTTGCAGCAGTACATCCATCTAAAGTACCTTCAGATAGCGTCACTGTTTCAGATACAGCCTATAGAGTACTAGCTAAAGCTCTAGCAGATGGTTTCGCTTTAGATGACTCGACATTAATAGACAAAGATTTCGTTGGAACTAAAGGTAATGTTGCTACGATGTCGGATATTCTCGGGCTGTTGTATGGGCATCCTGTAGCTGATAGTTATAGTATGAGTGACGCAGTTACCCAAGTTTGGGACTACGTCAGAAACTTTAATGATCCTATTGTATTAAAAGATAGTGAATCCAATCCACTGGGTACGTTTATACTTAATACAAGTCCATTAAATGCGAGCGACTCCCAGTTTGAGTTATTAAAAGGTAATGACCAGGCTGATGCTCTTGGACCTGTTTCAGATGCAATAGCATTAACACCAGGTAAAAATTTAACAGATGCCTTTACATTTAGCGATACGGATCATTACAGCTTAGGTCAAGGTTTATCTGATGCAATTAGTTGCACAGATTATCTGTATATAGACTTTAAAACTTTAACTGATTCACTAAGTCTAGCAGATACACTGGTCTACCATTATTATGACGACATTGGTATAGTACTACCGGAGAATGCGGCGACTGTTTCTGATTCAATAGACGTAAGTCATAATTCAGGTGCACTACTAAATGGAGCAGGAGTACCGCTAAATAATGTGCTGCTAAATGCAGCAGTTCAAGGAATGAATAGTATAGTAGCAAGCGATGATTTACTCGTAACGGAAATGCTATCTCTTGTACTTGGTAATTCCACCACTAATAACGTAAATAATGTGACGACTGTCTCTGATTCTATAAGCCTTACTAAGATTTCGGGCGGGGTATTGAATGCAGCAGGATTACCGTTAAATAATGTAACACTAAACTAGGAGTTTTAAAAATGATTAACGATGGTTTAAAATTAACAGGTGCACTAAGTATTTCGCTAAATGGTGCAGTAGTTCAAGAAACAGACAATTTAGTAGTAACGGCAGGTAAAAACTGGGTAGCTGATAGAATGAATAATGCGAACACAGTAATGACGCATATGGCATTAGGTACCGGTACTAACGCAGCGGCTGCTGGAGATACCACGTTGCAGACAGAAATTGACAGAAATGCTTTGTCAGGTACTACTGTTTCAACTAACACAATTGCGTATGCATGTACTTGGGCAGCTGGTGATGGTACAGGTGCTATTACTGAAGCTGGTCTTTTTGATGCTGCTTCATCTGGCGACATGCTTGCGCGTACTGTATTCTCAGTAGTTAATAAAGGTGCATCGGACTCAATTACTATTACGTGGACTATCACCATATCTTAATAACCCTGTTACCTAAAGGAGCACAGTTATGGGTGTAAAGTTTACGAATAATGCATATACAACATTAGCTTCAACAATATCAGCTTCAGCTACTAGTTTTGATTTAACTTCAGCTGCGTCTTTTCCTACACTAGCTGCGGGAGACTGGACATATGTATCTCTAACCGATGAAGTAGTTAAAGTTACTGCTATTTCTGGGGTTACTTGTACATGTGATGCTACGTCCGGTGGTCACTCTGCTGGTATTCCTGTTGAACTTAGAATGACAGCAGAACTATTAAGTTCTTTTGCTGAAGATCTTGAGGCTGGACATAAGGGTGGCGATATAGCTTCCGCTTCGCCTACTGTTATAGATACTGACGGAGATTATTTTGATGTAACTGGGACGACTAGTTTTTCAGCTTTTACTGTTGCTGCTAACCGTCACTTCACTCTTCAGTTTGATGGGGCGTTAACAATGACCCACCATGCTACCAATTTGGATTTACCAGGAGAAGCAAACATTACAACTGCTGCTGGTGATGTTGCAGAGTTTTTTTCAACTGGTACTAATACGGTTCAGTGTGTAAATTATACAAAAGCGGATGGCACAGCAGTTGTTGCTACTGCAGTTGATGCCACTAGTGTAACCGCAGCAGGTGCATTAATGGATAGTGAATGTGCTGGTCTTGCAGCAGTTAAAGCAACTACAGGCACATTCTTAACTGCCGACCAAACTAAACTAGATGGTATTGAAGCTAGTGCTACCGCAGACCAGAGTGCTGGGGAAATACTAACTCTTATAGAAAATGGTGTTGATAGTGTTCACTATGTGGATGGAAGTATTGACGGTGAACATTTGACAGCTGTCATGAACCCCGCATTAACAACTACAGGAAAAGCCCTGGTAATGGGATTCTAAACAAGGAGAATTAAAAATGGCTAGTGAAGTATTAAGTGTAGCACTAAAATCAGCATTATCTAATGCTGAAGCTGATCTATTAACAGTTGCTTCAGGACATACTTATACTGTTCTAAGCATGACGTTATGTGAAACAGCTGGAGCAGCAGAAACTTTTGATCTTTATGTGAGAGACGATGCAGGAGCTAATGACTATTATTTATATAAAGCACAAGCGTTGGCAGCTAATGCTACTTTTGAACATACAAGTAAATTCGTTTTAACAGCAGGTGACGTTTTATCTGGCTTAACAGGAAGTACAGCAGATGTAGACGTTGTTATTAGTTATCTCGATCAAACATTATAATTTAGGAGAATAGTCCAATGAGTGGAATCATAGGCGATAATGTTGGTCGTGGATCTGGTGTTACAGTAGCTCCGTCTGGTGGTTTAGAAGCAGGAACTAAAACTGACTTCTTCCAAGCATCA